AGGATATCAGTCAGTTACGTCAAAATGATGGGATTTTTATCATATTTTCTGGCACAAACGGCACCCCGGGGGCTTCACTTTTGGAGTCCCGCCCGACCCCCCACGTTTACATCCACCCCATGCACTCTAGGGGGGTACTTTTTGTAACAGATAGGGTTCCTATGGTTTGTGTTTGGGGGTGGGTTTTTGTGTTGTAACAAAAAAAGAGTCCCACTGATTTGTTACAATGGGACTCCTTGCCGTTGTGATTAGTCGTCTACTTCTATTGGTTGAACAGATGTATCAGGATCAAATGCCCACTTAGCATTACCATCAGGTTTGTTGATTTGAATTGCGTTAAGTTCTCTTCCGCTTATTTGTTACTTTTCGTTTTATCCCAGCGCCTCACCTGTCCAGTTGCGCGGTTGTTACGTCTCATTCTTAATTCTACGCGATATTCAGACTCGTCCATTACCATGGGCATCCCCGTTTTCGGATCACGCTTCACAACTCTGAACTCAACATCATGGACAAGCCCACAATCACAGCATGCGAGTTTATACCCCTTCATTACCGGGAATTGCCAGTCGCACCAGCCATCATCTGAGGTTTGATGGAGAACTCTGTATTTGGGCATTTTCTCCCTCCTCTTTATTAACGCCCCGGCTCCGGCTCCGGGGCTTATCATCAAAGCGTGTATCTAGTTTCTTGTTTTTTTGCCGGAGTTGATATTTAGATTTATTGGGATCAAAAAAGGATTCTGTTTTTTTGTTTTTTTTCAAGTAGCCTGCGACATCCCCTGCTGGAATCACTATAAAAAAAAGTATCAAAACGATGATAGTTAAAAATGCCCCCATTTTTTTACTCCCTATTTTTCTTTCGATGTATCATATAAATGGACTCATTGAAACCTTTTCTTCCATGCTGTGTCTAAAGAGTAAAGGACGAAGGGAGGTACGCATGAGTAATGTCGCAGAGCTTGGCGAAAACGGGTATTTTTATCTTAATGACGAAAGGCAGGTATGCCCCATATTATCGGACAGTCGCGCCGCAGAGCCTTGGCGTTGTTGCATCTGGAGGTGTGCTCGTTTTGCCATTAGCTCCAAGTATATTGAGGGACGCAAGGTATGGTTTCTCAATTGCTGCGGAGTGACCCACAGGGTAGAAACTCTTATCATAGAAGGAAAGGAGCAGGTATGAGAGGGTTTAGTGCGAATGTCGATGTTTTGACGGAAGAATGGTTGGGGCGGTTGGCCCCATTTTACCACAGAGGAGAAAAGGGCAGCAGGTTGCAATGCAGGATAGAGTTCAGGTCTCAGTCTGGAGAAAGGGATTATGCTGCCGTGACTCTTTTTGCCTTGCCGCCAAAGGGTGGACGCCCAAGACGGGAGCTGCTTATTTTCAGGGGAGCTGTCAAGTTTTCTCCTTATCAAATTAATGACAAAATGGTCGGCGGATTTGTGGCGGATTTTCTTAAATGGTCAGGCATTAATGATGCCAAAACTGTCAGCATTGAAAGGAATTGGGAAACATTATGAAAATAATAGAAAAAATCAAAAATATGCTCAAGATATTCAAAGGAAAGGGATCGGGAGCAGTAGGGGATCCCCGGGGTCTGGACGTGTATGATACAATCAAATGCTCTGACACTCTCACCATTGACCTTTTTTATGGGCATGAAGTCGCTAGGATTAATGGTGTCCCGTTTTCGTTTGGGGCGATTGAGAAAATAGCCAAAGCGTTTGCTGATCCGGGGAATGATAAAATATACATACCGTTGCGGCATGACGATTATGGGCTTGTACAGGCCATGTCAGATGTTTCGATGGAAAAAGATGTCGAGCCAGACACAAAGGTTATGTGCTGCGGATGCAAGCGCCTTGTTCCCGCAGTAGGTTCATATATTGTGCATGGAATGTGCTTTTGCTCGGCTTGTGTTACATTAAACTAGTACATGAAGGAGAAGGAGGAGATGATGAACTTGGATCTTAATTTACTCGGGGAACTTATGAAAACGTTGGGAGAAACGAGTTACAGGGGAGAGGTGTTCCGGGCAAGAATAGACGTAACCGACACATACGTTTATTTGCGGATTTCAAAATTCACAAAAGCCGGGGACATGGTCGCATCAAAGGACAAAACATTCGCGATTGACACTATGAAAGAGCCGCGATTCATGTTCCATGAGGCTGCGCGTCTTGCCGGGAAGCTGATAAGAGAAGAGGAGGCGCGCCATGCATGAATATGAAACTATCGACAATGATCAACGTCCCACTGTTACGGCTGGATGGTTGAGCAGGTATCTCCAGATTGTCAAGATTAACCAGAAAAAAGCCGGAGTTAGCTCCAGAGAGGCGGCAACAACTAATCCAAAAATTTCAAAGGAGAAGCTTAGAAGGGGGATTCTTTCAAAGATATCGGGATACTACACGCATGAGAATGTTCACCATATTATCTGGGAGACGGTAAAAGAGGAATGGCCCCCAGAAAGGTGGTTACATGATGAAAAATAAGATCACACATGCTGAGCTGATCGAATACGGGAGGAGGTGGCTTTACCGTCGCAACTGCGGATATGTGGCAGCCGAGGAATGTGGGTTAGCCTTGGAGCAGCCAGATCTTCTCGGCTTCCGCTCCGGGTTCACAATTATGATTGAAGTTAAAATATCCCGCCGTGACTTTAAAAGAGATGCATTAAAATTTTTCAGGACTCACCCTCGTCAGGGGGTTGGGAATTACAGGTATTACCTTTGTCCCGAGGGGGTGATAAAGCCGAGCGATATCCCCTCTCAATGGGGGCTGATCCACCTCAGGGGGAAACGCCTCCATATTGTCAGCGGGCCTAAGACATTTCAAAAATCGCATTATGAATGGTGGCAGGAAAGTAATCTTGTAGCAGAGAATCAGATCATGTACTCTGTTTTAAGAAAAGCACACAGGGAGGGACTACTATGAAACTTGGAGTCATTACAGGAAAGGAAAGATCCGTCTATGGGTATGTCGATTGCCCCGATGGAGGGTTCTGGGAGGCCCTATTTGAGGTAAACGGAATTGTCTCGAAAATAGACAAAAATCAATACGTTGTTGAGACGTGGCGGGGGAAACATCCCTTTATCGAGGGACACGATGCACTGTTTTATCGCGCCACTCTTTTAAATGAAGAGAATGCCTTTAATTGGTTTGCTGAGTGCTGTCCAGCGTTCTATAGGCTTTGGAATGATCTCAAAAAAATATTCAGATAGCGCATATTGGGATGTTATGTGTGATCGCTGCGGATATAAAATAAAGGCCGATGGGGACCTCGGAATCAAAGCAGTCGGCAACAGGCTCAGGAAAATGCAATGGTTCGCTCACGTTGATGGGCGGGTTATTTGTCGAAAGTGCTTAGAAAGGGGCAAAAAAGCCCCTTTCAACCACTGAATGTAATAATCTTCCTGCGTATCTGTTCGCGCTGTTTTTTTGCCAATTTTATCAACGTCTTAACGTCTTGCTCGACATTCTCAAGCCTTTCCGTCAGATAGTTGATCCGATCAAATGCCTCGGAAATGTCCTCGGTATTTTGTTGGATCCTGAGGTCGATAGGGACGGCAGGGGAGTCCGGGGCGGCAGGGGAGTCCGGGGCGGCAGGGGAAGGTTCCTTTTCGACTGGCCCTTCCATATCAAAGGGCTGCTCCGGGTCAATCGGAGGGGTCTTCGCTTTTGCTTTTGCCGATGAAGCTGCCGCATTTTTCTTGGTGGCTGCCTTGGTATTCGTCGTTTTTTTCGTTGCCATAAAAGCTCCTTTCCATTATTTGATTGATGATTTTATTCTGATTCTCCTTGTGAATCAAGTATGTATCCGCCTCGCCGCTGACATTCTCATATTCAGTAATGACAATATCGGCCACAACTTCAACTTCGGTACTACAGTCCCAATTCGCCCACCCAATTTTGTAATGAGACCTTAAAGGCTCTAAGCCTTTCAGTAATTTCTGTATCGTCGGTAGATCTTTCGTCAGTATAAATATACTTCTCATCTTCTTTCCTCATTATCCATTGGTAGTTATAATAATTCATTATTGCACATGGAATCATATTTTTTATTTGCGATGCTTGAAACAAAACCCCACAGTCAAGGATAAACATCTCGCCATCCAGCATTATAAAGGCCACCATATGCCCGGCATACTTAGAGCGGTCAACGTCCCAGACAAGCATAAAGAGGCACCCTGTATAGGCTGATGGGATGCCATTATCAATCATCAATTTCACGGCATACCACGCTCTGTCCTCGCAATCTCCTGTCCCCAAAAAATGCGTTTGCCAAGATGTTTGCCAATACTCTGGAACTCCCCAAACTTCAAAATCCGTTTTATATTTGATGGTTTCGCTGACAAATTGAGCCGCCCGCTGTGCCGTTGGGATATGGATGTCTCCGTTATAATTAAGTTCCATTGAGTTGTTTTTTGCCGCCTCGCGCTCAATCCAGTCATTGTAACTGGCCTCACATGACACCCTTACCGATGGCGCATAGAGATGACCTGAGTCGCTTACGGTGCAGCCTAGAAAAATAATGGAAATTAAAATCGGGATGACCCGGAGAAAACGGGGACAGAAGATAGAGGTAGGTCCGGGCCATCCCATGCAGGAGTAATTTCTTTTTTTCATAATACCCTCTCTTTTGCAAGCTATTTATTTCTCTCAACTGAGATTGACAGGCTTAAATATTGATTGCCCTTCTTGCTCTTTTTTTTCCATGCTGATATCCGTATGTTATCCTGCATTGTTAGACGCTTCAAAAACTCAAGAGATTCTTCATTGGAAACCTGAATTGTGCCAAAAAAGTCTGGGCCCTGATGATTAATTCCGTTATTATACTTACTTGGGCTTAATATCCCGGTGAATAACTCTTTAAATGTTATTCCTCTAAGCTTCATTGTACTCTCCAATTGTAAGCTCTATTCTGGGATTCTTTTTGTCATGGTATGTCCGGGAGCCGTCCCATGACTTGATTTGCCTATCATCCTTGATAACGTCAGGCTGCAATAAATCGCCAATACTTTCGAGACATCCGCTGAGATCTGGCTCAGGGCCTTTGTAGTAAATCTTGGCCGATACCCATACATCCCTCTCGTTCAGATATTTGATTATCCGCCTGTTAAACAAGTCGGCCATTACCTCCGTTATAAAGTCTCGAGATTCCCTTTCCCACTTTTTATGGGCAGTTGATGGCACAATGGTTGGGAATATACTACACAGACCCCTTTTTGCATAATAAAATTTCCATGATGACTGACGCTTTGTCTGAATCGGGATTATCTTTTTTGAGTTCTTTTTGCTCTTGATATTCCCGGGGATCTCAAGCTCAATTTTTACCATTGTCTTCAAACCTGTATTCGATTTCCCTTAAATAATCCCCCACCTTACGCATGGCCCAAGGGGTTTCAAACGCGCCGGTACGCCGATGAAATTCAAGCCTTCCATAGGATAAATCCTGTTTTACTCTTCTGATCATAATCACCGCATCAGACTCTTGGGTGATAATACTTGAATCCCGGATCAGCCTGTATGAGATAGGCTCATTCTGTGAGTTTTTTTGCACATGCGCCATAATGAACAGCATGAGCCCATTGTCTGCAATTAGTCGATGAAACCGCCTGATCACATTACCGATATCATTGGCAAGGGATTTACTTGAAAGGTCAACCAAATAATGCAGGTGGTCGATGAAGGTAACCCTAATCCCATACATTTCATATGCCTTGAGCATTGTGTCACATACCCATTCCACGTCATGCGGCCTGAGGAATTCCGGGACGTACATAAACGGGCGCTCATTCTCGTCAAAACATCCGAGGAATCTCCGCATAGGAAGTTCATACGACATCCATAGCGGGAATATGTTTTTTTGAGAAATATTTGCAGTTATTGATTGACAAAAAAGAGTTTTCCCGTTTTTTGTTTCTCCGCTGACAACAACAAGCTCACCATCACAGCATAAGTTTTCTGCTGCTCTATCAAGCGAAGGAAACCCAGACGGAGTATCCAAGAGCCGCTGATCGCGCCCCAAGGACTTTAAATGCTGTTCCGCCTCTATTGTATTAAATATTTTTACAGTATTCTTCGTATCTTCTGATCGCATTCTCATTCTCCCTTATAAAATCCTGCGACATGGACAATACTTCATCAAAGGTCTTTTGAGCCTCCGTGTCCCCCAGAAAAAGCTGCCTTATCCGGTTGGACTGACTTATCTCATCAGCGTACAGCTTTATGGAATCCTCTCTGATTTTAGTATATTGCTTTATTTGCATCATGATATATTCGCGCCTGAACCCCTTTATCCGCTCATCAAGCTCGGCATGCTTTTTGCGCTCCTGTATTTTTTTTATTTTTTCCGCTTGTTCAGGCAGCATTACCAGTTCCTACTCTCTTCCCATGGATCTTCCGGCTTTGCTTTTGCATCTTGAAGATATGCGTCAAATTTTGTACCAAACAATGTCTGCGGGCGAAGATAGCTTTTGTACTTTTCGGATGTCCCCCATTTGCCTTGCATGTGCCTTATCACAACTTGAAAGTCATCAACAGAGTGGCCCTCTGATAATCTCGCTCTGATAAATTTCTTATTGGCTTCGGTGAGCTTAAAATTTTTCCCGGTGATAGCATTCAGTTTGGAGATCACAATCCCGCACTCTTTGACAAATTTTTCCTCTGGTTTCTTTTCTGTTTTGATCGAGATGTTGACACAGATATTGGCGTCTGTGTCACTTGCCAAAGTCATCAAGGTTTTTATTGCTGTACTCAAGTCTGTTTCTGTCCTCATGTCTTCCTCCCGATTCCCGTGATACGGCTTTGATGATGAGATGTCAAGAATTTTTTTGTGACAGCGGACACGCTTACATGGTGTATCTATGTCTTCAAGATATAGAGTAATATATAGTATTATATAATATTATATAATATTAATTATTAGAAAAAAAAAGAAAAGTACAAAAAGAAAAGAAAAGAGCGGAGTCAATCTTAAAATTTCCCACTCTTGACAAATTAGTAAAAATGCCGATATTTTTATAGCAATGGCAAACTTGAAGAAAACTAACAGCTTTGATGATTTTGGGGTAGATAAGAAAAAAGCCAATAGCTATGTGCGGAATGTATTACTGAACGCACAGAACGAGGTTTTTCAGACTATTCTGCATAATCCCACGGTCAAAAAAGCTTTTGTCAAGACCCTTTTGGACATGGGCATGACTACGCGGGAGATCCAACAGTTTGTTAAAATTTCTTCAAAGACTGTTTCTGACATTCGCAATAACTACGACATTGATGAAGATCTCAACAATGCACTGCAAACGTCTATAGCCAGTGTTGAGGTCGGGCGAATACAAGAAGCCAAGTCCAAAATGCTGGATAGAATCAACTCCGATGAAATTATCAACAAAGCTTCGCTATCAACGCTCGTTTATGCATGGTCGACTCTTTTTGAAAAGCAACGCTTATTGGAAAACAAGTCCACGGAGAATCTTGCTGTACTGGTGAAGTCATTAAAGCAGGATTTTTCTGATGAGGCCAAGGCTATAAATGCACAGCTTCAAGGCATAGAAAGCAGGAAGCCCAAAGTAAAACAGGAATTTGAGAAAAACAGGTTGAATGAGATTGATTTCGATGAAGAATTCTAAGCCATTTGATTTTTTCAGCATTCCCATAGATGTTTATGCCTATGGACTTACCTCCAAAGATGTCATAGGAACTCCCTTGGGTGACAGCATTCATAGGTTTTGGAACAAAAAGAAAAAGGCCACATGGGAGTTGGGGATTGATATGTACTCTCCGTTTACACGTTCTCATAGAGATTTTCTTTTATCCTCGAAAAAGGAGCGGGTTATGCTTGGGGGGAACAGCTCTGCAAAGTCATGGACCGGGGCAGCGTTTGTGACAGCACTTGCCCTCGGAAAGCACCCAACGATCACTGACATCAAGGTTCCAAACTCTGGGTGGCTGGCATGCGAGGACTTTTCGCTTACGAAAGAGGGGCCAGTTAAGGCGTTGACTATACTTGGAAAAAATTACATTAAAGATATAAATGTTCACGATAAGGAAATACACTGGATAAACGGAAGTGTAACTGGCATCAAGAGTTATGAGTCTGGCTGGAAAAAATTTCAGGCCGCTGAGAAAGATTATGTTTGGCTTGATGAGGAGCCTCCGATTGATATCTACAAGGAATGTCAAATGAGAACCATGAGAGCGTCTGGATACATTTTGACAACCATGACCCCACTGGAGGGGATGACATGGATGTACGAGACACTCGAAGAGGACGGGGGGCAAAATATTGAGGTTATCCAAGCTTCTCTCTTTGACAATTATACCTTAAAGCCGGAAGACATTGAGCGAACAATTCGGGACTACAGCGAGGAGGACTATTCGGCTCGTGTCGAGGGGAACTTTACGCAGATGGCTGGAATTATTTACAAAGAATTCAAAAGGGAGTTCCATGTAATTAAGCCATTTAAGCTTAACAGGGAAGATTTTATCTGTTTTGCGGGGATAGATCCACACATTACAACCCCGACTGCTGTCACTTTTTTGAATATTCACAAGTCAGGCATGCAGTTTATTACTGACGAGCTTTTTGTTGCTGGAACAATTCCCGAGATAGCGCAGGAGATTAAGAAGATAGAGAAGAAATACCGCATGGGATTCAGGGTTATGGATTCTGCTGCCAAGACTGACATCAGAATTTACGGCTGCGACATTTGGTCCGATTTCACCAAGAATGGGATTGCTTCAATTCTTGCCCCGAAGGGGGACGGTTCGATTGGTAAAGGAGTTTCCGACATACGAGAAAAATTAAAAATTAATCCCAAAAACAACAAGCCGGAATTGATGGTTTTTGATAACTGCAAAAATACGATTAGAGCCTTTAAGTCACTGACGCGAGAGAGGTATCGCGATGAGTCCAAGCGGGGGAAAAAGGATAAAATTGCGGAAACAAAGTGGCACAATCATGCTGCTTTGAGGTATATTTATCAGCTACAGCCGACGTATTCTCCTCCGATGGACAAGTTTAATTATAATAATTTCCTTGACTCACTAACAGCGGATGAGGTAATAGGGGTTTGAAGATGGAGACAACAGCGGAAAAACAACTCAGGTTTATCAGGGATTTTGAGTCATTGGCGCAGTCGCATATTGACGAGCAATTGTCTGACCAGTGGCGCAAAAACGAGAAGGGGATGCGCCTAGAGCATTATAACGACAGAATAAACACCGACCCGAAGTATAAGCATCGCTCAAAGCTCTTTATTCCCAAAATCAAGACGGCAGTATATCGCATTTTGGCGTCGATCATTATGGAATATTTTTCCTCTCCTGATGCGCTAGTTGTGAAGTCAATGAAAGACTTTAAACCGCAGATTGCCGAGGCTTCCAAGGTTCTCCAGAAGGTAACAAATTACCGCTTAGAGGAGACCCTGAATTGGTTTCTAGTCTGCGTGTTGGCGTGCCGGGATATTTTGGTTTTTGGCCGGGGGGCTGCTGCGGTTGGATGGGACTATCAGGAAGAGGAATACGAAGTCAAGGAACTCGTTGACAAGGTTGACGAAAACGGAGATCTCGTTCTTGACGAAAATGGCTATACAGAGGTCGAAGAGATAACGACTACTGAAATCAGGGTTGTGAAGGACGAGCCCTATATCCGGCACATTAAACTTTGGAATATTTTACTTGATCCTGACTGCGATCCGGTTGACCCGGTGAATTCATCTCCAGTGCTGATTGAGAAGGTCCCTGTTTACATCCATGAGGTTCTTGGCAAGATCAAAAGCGGGGAATGGGAAAAGCCGGAGTGTATAAAAGAGGCGGAGGATTGGGAGCAGTTCTTGTGGGAAAATAATCCAATCCAAAGCGAAGTCGAAGGAGAGACCCGGAACAACCAAAGGGCGGCAAAGACAAAGTCAGAATGGAAACAGATAGAAATATGGAAAGTGTGCATGATCTGGGAGGGTGAGGATCTTTATTTTGAGACACTAAAAGACAGGGCGATTTTAACCGAACCCGAGCCTGTATCATCCAAGTTCCCCTGCAAGGGGCGTCCATATGTTTTTGGTGGAGCTGACCCAGATTCAAACAGTATATATTGGGCAGGGTTCCCGGAGGGGGTTGAAGGCTTACAACGGGAGTTGAATGCTATTCGCAACCAGCGGCGTGACAATGTCAACTTGGCCTTAAATAAGCGGATGCTTGTCCGTAAAACGGCAGGGATAAGCTTACAGTCTTTGATGTTTAATCGTCCCGGGGCCCCAATTATGGCCGATGATATTTCTGAGTATTCCATTCGGGAGCTGAAAGTTGATGACGTTACGGCGTCCTCGTACCGCGAGGAGGATGTCAATAGGCGTGACTTTGAAGAGGCCAGCGGCATTGGGCCTTATAATCAAGGGTCTTTGCGTCCCGGCATGAATAAGACCGCTACGGGAACCATGTCACTCATTGAGCAATCCAATATGCCTATTGGGATGACCGTGTCAATCATCTCGCGTACCTTCGTGAAGCCCCTGCTTGAGATGGTGGTACAGTTTGAGCAAGCGTTTGAGAATGAAGAAGTGATTAGGAATGTCTGCGGGAAGGCTGGGATTGATTTTGATGCAGTTTGGAATGAAGAAGCAATCGAAAACAAGTATTCGGTCGAGATATTTGCTGGGATTGGGCATACTTCGCGGGACGCTAGATATAGAAGTTTGGGGATGATTATTGATCGAGCCCTTGCGATAAATTCACAGTATGGAATGCCAGTCCTTGATGTCATTGGGATGGTAAGGGATGCCCTTCCTCTTAGCGGGCACAAGAATCCTGATCAGTATATCAATGGCACGATACTGGAAGGGTTAATGAGGAAATTTGGACAAACCTTAAACTTTTCAATGAGCAATGCAGCAGCTCCGCCACCTAATGTTGCTAATTCGGCAAATTCTGGACAATCAGGGATAGAATCAATGCAGGGGTATGGTGGAGAGCCCCAGCCATACAGGGGAGAAGAGGATGCATAAGAACTCGGCAGGGATGGATGATCTTCGTATCATTGTGCAGGCTCTATCGCAAGCTGAGGCGGTTGAGAGGCTTTTTAAGTACTCAGAGGGGTGGAAAGTGGTCCACGAGGCTTTCAAAAAGCTATCCAATGAGGCTGCCGATATGCTGGGAACAGTCGATCCCGGAGATACTGTTAGGATTATAGAATTACAGCAGATAAAAAGAATTTATGCCAGACTGTATGATATTTTCAAGTCGTCCAAGCTTATAGCGGATGAAGCTGAACAGGCATTGGCAGAAATGGAGGATAATGATGGCAATGAAGAGTACTGATTCCGACTTTATGGATAGGGATGCCTTTTTTAGGCAGTTTGAAAAAGATTCTGAAAAGGCGCTGGAGGATGGTTCTGGGCAGGATCTCGACGAAGCCGATTATTGGGACGAGATTCTTGGGGATGACCCGTCGGAAGACTCAAAAGAACCGGAAGAACCGGATGAACCGGAAGACCCAAAAGAACCGGAAGAACCGGAAGACTCAAAAGAACCGGAAGAACCGGAAGACTCAAAAGAACCGGAAGAGCTGGAAGAACCGGAAGAGCTGGAAGAGCTGGAAGAACCGGAAGAACCGGAAGAACCGGAAGAACCGGAAGAACCGGAAGAACCGGATGATTCAGTCACTATTGAAGATGATACTGAGATTGATGTCAAAATTGATGGAGAAGAAAAGAGGGTTACATTCGAGGAAATGAAGAAGGGGTATCAGACCGCAGCCCACAACACGAAGCGGGCTCAAGAGCTTGCCAGCATGCATCGTGAGCTTCAAGATGTCAGTAATGCGATTATGATGGACAGGAAACAGCTTGACCTTGAAAGGGCCAACTTTGAAGAGGAGAAGGCAAAGATTTTAAGCGACCAGCTCACAGAAGAGGAGCAGCGAGCCTATAAGACTCGGGCAGAAAATCTCAGATTAAAGGCCAACAATACAGCTCAAGGTATTGTCAATTCACAGTACACCGCTTTAATCCGTGAATTTCCTGATATTAATGAAATTGACAAAAGTACCGATTTTATTGAATATAGAAAAAAGTTTGCGCCTGAGGTAAATGAGCAGCTTATCTCCCTCATTGGCCCTCTGGCTATGGCCCCTATCGTAAGAACATACAGAAGGGTTCAGGAGCTGGAGCAAGCCCTTGAGCAAGCGAAGGCTGAACATGCCACGACGAAGAAGACCCAGAGCATCAAGGGGAAGCGAATCGCAAAGAAGAAGGCGCAGACCGTTAAGCCGTCTACCCGGAAAGGTAAGCCTAACAAGGATAAGGCTTCCAAGGATGACGATCTGCTTGACAACGCGGCTTATTTGAAGGAGTTGAAAAACTCTCGGCAAGGTGGCGGTGGTGATTTCTTGATATAATCAATCATCGCAAACAACTTGGAGGTAACAACTATGAGTAAACAGTGGTTTTATCAGGATGCCCGAGCGGGTTATCTCCATGCGAATAAGCTTTCCAAGCGGTTGCGTTATTATGTGAACACAGACTGCAAGTTTAGGCAGTTCTGTGATCTCAAGGAAGCCCTTGGGAAGGGTGCTGGCGATACGGTAGACTATCGCTTGATCACCAAGATTCGCACAGGGGGATTGACCACAGGGATTGGCGAACGTGAGAATATTCCGGTTGACAGTTTTCGGATCAAGACCGATCAGGTCGTGGTAACCGAGTTTGGTAATTCGATTGAATTTACTGGCAAGGCGAAGATGTTGTCGGCATGGGACATTGCGACTATCGTTAAACGGGTGCTGAAAGATGATGCGGTTGAAACGATTGACAGCGTCATTGAGCATCAGTTTGATCAGACTCTCATTCGCTATGTCGGCACTTCTGCAACTAGCGGTACATTCTTCCGCAACGGATACGCTGGACTGGCGAACAGCACTCCTATGTATCCCTATCACGTCAAGGAAATCGTTGATGACATGCGAGAGCGCAACATCCCGACATATGACGGTGAAAACTATGTATGTCTGGGAACCACCTTTGCGCTTCGGAATCTCAAGGATGAGCTGGAGGATGTCAACAAATACACCAGCGAAGGGCGGAAGCCTATCCTTAACGGAGAGGTCGGCAGGTATTATGGATGCCGGTTTGTGGAGGTAAACCACGGCGTGGATTCCGGGAATTTCAGTTTGGGTCTCTCGTCTGAGGCTTACTTCTTTGGGTCTGACACGGTCACTGAGGCGATTGCGTTACCCGAAGAGGTCAGGATCAAGGAGCCTGAGAACTATGGACGTTTTCAGGGGATCGCATGGTATGGGATTTTCGGGTACAAACTGGAGTGGGCCGACCGGCGGCGCAGCGACAGTGACCCAGCCTATGCCCGCATCATCAAATGGGACAGCGCATCTGGTAGTAACAGCTCGAGCGCATCGACTTATAGTCGGTCCTATGACTCCTTCCCGAGTGAGTCTGAGTCTGTTGGGTTCATTCTGGATGGCTAATCCAAAACAGGGGGCTTCGGCCCCCTTATTTTAAGAGATATGAAGTATTCTGAGTTTGTTTCCAATATCGCTAGTTGGCTCAGGCGAAGCGACATGGACTCAATTATTGCCAATCAGGTGGTTGAGTCTCAATATTCGCTTGAGATTTATCCTTACTGGTTTCTGATTAAGCAGTTTGATCTTCCCATATCAGCGGGGGATTCTTATATCAGGCTGCCCAATTATATTGTGTCGATTCGTGATGCCGAGATAGTTACCTCTGATAATTATCGAGATTCTTTTGTTGTAAGGGCCTCGAATAATGTCAGAGATGAGTATCCCGACATCACGCGCACTGGACAGCCTAAGCTAGGTTTTATGCAGGGGCACATTTTACACTTTTCGCCAAAGGCTGATGATAGTTACACGATGCGGGTATGGGCGCATAGGCACCTTGATGTATTGTCAGAGGACACCGATCACAATCTTTGGACTGATATTTACCGTAGTGCACTGAGATTTAAGGTGCTATGTGATCTTGAGGCGTATATCGGAGCAGATGAGCGGGTTGCTGTGTGGCAGCAGAAGCTTGCGACTGCTATAGCGGAAATGAAGTCCGAGACGGCGGAGCTTGAGGCGTGTGGGACATTGATAGGGGACATGCTTCCCGACAATGAGGACATTTATTAAATGCGGTTTTTTTCCATCAAGCCCTTTACGCGGGGGGTTTTGAAGGATATCCCTCCACAGATGATGCCCCTCGGGGGCCTTACCGATGGCAGAGGGGTTGTTATCAAAGATGGCTATATCGAAAGGCGCAAAGGGTTTCAGCGCATAAATGATTGCGAGTTTAATGATTATATTTTAGGGGTTGTCCAATTTCGCAGTCGCGCCGGAACTGATATTATTTTTTTCGGAGACAAAAACTATCTCTATAAGCTCGAATTTGCCACGGAAAGATACTGGGGGGATGGGTACCCTTGGTGGGATAGGAGCGGCGTAATATGGGATCAGGACGCCACCGGGAATGTATATAGACTCTCTCCGTGGGGGGTTGACCAAGTATGTCCATCGCTGAGTTCATTATCAAGCTCGAGTTACTCAGAATCGAGTTCATCTGCCTCCAGTTACGAATCGCGGGCCGATACCCCGTTCCCGTTTAATGGTTATGAGTACAAGGGAATCGGATCAGAATGCACTCATTGGGTATTCGAGTCATGGGGCAATAATGTTATCGCCACAAATTATGAGAATCCTATTCAAATTATTGAAGGGGCAGCATTTAATACACATGAAAATCTAGTGGGATTCGGATTACAGGCAAGGCTTGTAATTGAATTTAAAAATCACATAGTTGCCTTAAATACAGTCGATGAAGTTGATGGGGCTGTCCCTAATCGCTGGTGGTGGAGTGGGCTCGGTGACGCAAAGGACTGGAACTATTTAAGCGGGGCCAGCGAGAGCGGCTATGCTACGCTGAACGAATCACCCCTTGGGGTTTCAGGGGTAGGGAAGGTCAGGGATTCTTTGATCATTTTCCAGCCGAACAAAATTCATCGTGTCGAATATGTGGGAGGCTCGAATGTTTTTAATCGTCAGTGCGTCAATCATGAGGTAGGGGCACTGCATTACTCTCTGGTTCAAACATATAACGATGTCATCTATTTTTTTGGTGAGGATAATATTTTCTCTTTCGATGGGTATAATACTGTCCCCATTGGGGACGGGAATAATAAATATATTTTCAATGAGTTAAACGAGGCGCAGATCTCCCGGAGTTTTTCATTTGTTGATAAGAACACGAGTGAGGTTCATTTTGTTATCCCGCATAATTCTGATATCCCTAATTTTGATTGCATCTATAATGTGTCAAATGAAACATGGACCTTTGATGAGTATATTGCTACTGCCGGATGTGAAAGGATGGGGTTGGATTACCCACTTATTGCAAGAGCTGGCTTTACCAGAAGCTCCAGCTTATCGAGTTCTGAGTCAAGCTCGTCATCTTCCTCGGTAAGTTCAATTTCCAGTTCGTCATCGTCGTCCAGCAGCTCGTCTAGTTCCAGCAGTTCATCTTCTCAGAGCCTTGGGGAGATAGATGAGGAGGCGAGGTCATATTTAATGTATGTGGGGGCCACAGACAATGATGACGACTGGGCGAGGGTTTCAGAATTTATTACAGGAGAATACACTTTCACCAGCTCGGAGAGCTATGAATTTGATTCATTGCAAATAAAAGAGATTAACAATATAGTTCCTGTTATTGAGGAGTTATCTGGAGATGTTGAGCTTTCAATCGGAACAAGAAACCGGATAACAGAGGATATAGCATGGAATTATATAGACAGCTTCACCTCACAGGAATTGACAGACGCCCGTGAGCATGGTACTTTAATTTCATTCAAGCTTGCGGCGAGTGACTTGAATGATTACTACAGGGTATCGGAGCTGATGGGATATTACAACAAGAGAGGATATCGTTAATGACTTTTGATCCAACTAAACCGGCAGAGGGGACCAAGCCGGTATCAGCAGAGATTCGGGCCAACTTTACTGCATTAAAGGATATGGCGGATGCGAACGATTCTGATGGGTCGTCAATTTCGGCGGCCCTCGTTACCATTGACGCGGATCTCTCGAGCCTTACGTCACGCCTAAGTGAGTCGTATTATACATCTTCCGAGACAGATTCCCTTTTAGGCGCGAAGGTAAACGCAAATAT